CGCGTCATCGCCAGTGCCGGATATGGTTGTCATGCTCAAAGTGCTAGGGGTTGTTTGCTGCCCTACCGGAGTAGTCCCGAAGAATCCTACCGTCCCATCGAGTCCGACGGCTGCCGAGAAGTTCCAGCCCGCCGCCTCAAGCAGAGTCACCGTCTGGGCTACTGTGAGGGCTTGGGGGACACCTGTAGTCGAGAGGCGCCCAACTATGGTGTCGCCCGCTAAGTCGGCCATCTTCGCTAACGTTACAGACTCGTCCTGCAACATCTCGGTAGTTACAGAATTTGCCTCGGCGGAGATGTTCTGCTCCCGCATCCACTTCGCCCACTCTCGGAGATTGCCCGGGATCGCGGCGAAAGGTCTTAGCTGTACTGTCACAGTCTCCCGCCCTTCACTTCTACAAAAGTGTCGGCAATCGTTACCCGAACAGGATCACTCACCGCCGCTCGGTACACTCTCTGCCTTGCGCTTCCGAGTGAGTGCCAGATAGCGCGGTTCTCGTACTCACCGATTTTGCCGAGCTTCTTATTCGGCAGGCTCAGCCAAGTAACGCCGCCATCATCGGAGTAGTCCAGCATAATCTCAGGGTCCGAGCCCTGGCCCGTGGTAAGCCCTACACCCACTTCTGCAACAACCTCGAATCGGTAATGGAACGCCCGTTGCTGTTCTGCATACACGGGCTGATATGTCCACTCCATTCTCTGGGTAGAGCCCCAGTCTTCATACGTGGTGGCGCTTAACTCGCCTATCTTGTTGCTAGTCGAATCACCAACTAACTCGAGCCCGAAGGCCGAGGCGTGTGACTCAGGATGCCAAAAAGTGTCGTTATACGTCTGTCGCTCGTGCCATGAGCCGGTTGTAGCATCAAAAACAAACGTCCCCTCTGAGAAAGACAGGACATAAAACAAATGGCCATCTTGTTTGTAAGTAAACGCCTTGCCCGATGAAATCGTGGCATCACCGATCGATTGCTCTATGCCGTGGTTACTGACTCGAATCGGTGTTAATCCGTCCAGCTTTCTCACGGTGTAGTCGTCAGCAAGCCAGAATACTGAGTTATCGAGTTTTGCTATGGTGCGTCCGTTAAGACACCCTTGCTCGATATAGCCGTTAATCGACCTTTCAAACGGGAATCCAGAGATTCCTGTGTTCTCCCACAACTCAACGGACTTCTTGCCGAACAACAAAGCCTGCCGATGGTCTACTTTCATCCCCACGAGATCATCGGGGGAGGCGTCGGCGTTATTGAACTGTAAGGCGTCGTATGATGTCGCTGAGCCTACGTCTGAGGCAAAGAACGTCCCAGAGTCAGGCTGTCGAAACAACAAGTAGTTATCAATGAACTCCACATCGCCCGCGCCTAGAGCGAGAAAGTCTGTGTCGGTGATCTGCCCGAACGTTGTCTGGTCCCAGTAATAGGCCAAAGGGTCATTTACTACGACGACCGAAGTAGAATTCGAGTCGATGTCGATGTTCCCTGGAGACCCTATGTTTCCCAGTAGGGTTGCCGTCTTGTTGGAATCGACCTTGTAGAGTTCAGACCCAGAAACAACAAACAGCAGACCTAGAGCCGAGTGCATCGCCTTGATGCTCCCCGTACCTACCGTCGTCCATGCCTTTGCGCCAGGAGTCCTCGAGAGGTACACCGGGCTCTTAGCGTCTGGTGGTAGCTGCTCCGCATAGCAGTTTAATAGCCTTGAAGGGCTCGTAGGGCGGCTTCGCAGTTCGTAAGACTGCAAGGGTAGAGAGAAGCGAGGCATTACGTTTCAGTCAGAATGCGGCCGCCAGTCCGATACTTACCCTCTCCTGCTGGCTGATAGCGCATATCAGAGACTTGCCCCTTATCGACAATGGACTTACGCATAATCATGCGGTAGCTATCGGTCGCCGCTACTGCCAACTCAGGCGATACAGTAGCGCCGTATAAGGGGGCAATCCTTACCGCAAGTTTGGCAATAACTCCGTCCTCGGCCCATTCAGGGATCGGGATGGTGTCGGCTGTAGAGGACTGCTTGAAGTACCCCAGATCAATCCCGTTCTCGGTCCATGCCTCAAGCATGCGATTGAGCGCACGCAAAGAGTGGGCGCCTTGTTCGGCGGATGCAGAGTCGATCTCCGAAATTACATTGAGTTCGCGTAGCGCGTCCTCGATTATCCCGAGATTGGTCGCCATTAGTCAGCGTTGACCTTGCGCCAGATAACCGTGATTCGCCCTGTAGCCGCATCATTCGGATCGACAACCAAAGACGTATCGCATCGAATGCCGGCGTAGTTTGTGGTCGTTCCAACAGCAGCGGACGCGGCGAGCGCGGCGACTGTATTCGTCGCGCCATCCAACACAGGCAAAGCATGAGCAGATAGCACGGTCGTAACGACAAGCCCGTAAAGAATGCACGGACCTGTATAAACAGTTGTAGAGTTATCGGCCACATCCACTACTGTGTACTGACACTCGTTATGGGTAATTTGCCCATGGCGAGTGATGGCCTCGATAGGAGTAAGTGCAGCCATATTGATTCCTCAATTACATGTTAAAATAACGAAGCCCGTCTAGGCATCTTCGATACACCAGAAGAGGCAGGCGCTACGTATATGGAAGCCAAAAAGAAGCACCACATACGCAACGCCTAACCCCGGTAATGGTAGTTAAATTAACTACTTAACTATCAAAATGGCGTTGCTAAGGTGCCTACGCCCATCATCGTACCGCCGATAGTCCAGGTAGTCGTACTGTAGGCCGTCACTGAAAAGTGAGTACCCACAAGTCGCCCTGTAAGATCAGAGTCGCCAGTGAACGCAACCGTCGCCGTAGGATCAGCAACAAACGTATCGCCGCCCTCCGCTACCGCTGTGGACGAGCTATCGAGACCGCCGCCGATAAACGTGGTGGCCGCGTCCGTGGTCACGGAATAAGTGCCCGTACCCGTAACGGTTGCCACGAAATCGAAGGTAGTACCAACGTCCCGCGCCGAGATAGCAGGCAAGGTGTAAGCCTGACCCGCTGCGGTGTTGAACAGACACAAAGCGCCGGACTGAGCTACAGTAAGCGTAGTAGCCGTACCCGCACCATCCACCACTTCTCGAGCAGCGCCATGAAGCACGCTGCCATCTGGAGAGCCATAGTCAATGCGCTCTCGTGTTACTGGAATAGCCATGATTTAACCCTCCCTTAGTTGCTGATCCTGCAAGCCCATTCGGGTCGCAGCGTCTTCCAGCCATAAAGAATGTCGAGTCTCAGGAGCAACTCATCGTTCCTGATATCCGACCCCTGCCAGACCCTCAGACTCAAGCCGTCTTTTTGTCTTCGCACGGCCTTGTCTGAATCCGCGTAGAGCGGCAGATCGGCCGTGACAAACGTAAAGGCGTCCTTGTGGTACATGAGGTTCTGTTGGAGGCTCGCCGAAGCGGCGCCATGCTGCACCGTTGCGTCGTCCTCGATTGAAGCAAAGGTCGTTCCCGTAATTGAAACGTTCTGCTTCGGACCAGCCGCATACAGCGCGGGAGCGAAAGTGATATCCGCCTGGTTGCTGGAAATGCTGCCAACGGAAGTAATCACCAACTGCTTCCGATGAGAGTACGCAGCCTTCGTCTCGGGGTGACAATCGTACACCGTATCAATGGTGAAGACCGTTCCCACTGTGGGAACAACCGTGCCCATCGCGTCAAAGTTCAACACGTTAACGCTGTTGTTCTCGTCGGCGTCTCCGGTCGCTAACCGAGTCGTATCGTCAACCGCCCAAGCCACATCGGAATCAGTGCCATTGGTATGCACGTAGGTCTTCTCATTCTCGTAGAAGTCCGCCATTGCATTACGGGAGATGAACCCCTCCCGGAATGACTCACTGACCTGACCTCCGTCATGGAACAGACCCTGCACGCCGTTGACAATAGTACCCATCGTGACGGAATCGAACTGAACGTTACGATTACCGTCTTTCGGGGCGAGCTGTTGGTTGAGCTTCGCTCGAGCGTCCGTGATTGCAGAAATGTCAGCAGAAGCCCCAACCACCGTTCCGGCAGTACCAGTCAACTGATAGACATCCTTGGTTACGGCTGAGAGCACATCTCCCTCTATGCCTGACACAAGGACAGAAACAGCGGGTTCGATGTAACGCCTGGAGTATTCGTCAATACTCAGCTTCCACTCCGCAGAGTTCCACTTCATATCAACGCCGTCCTGCGTTGCGACAGTCACAGATTGAGTCGTCTCATTCTGATCCTGCACAGCCATAACACGAGAGCCCTTACGCCGCGTGTATTGGTTCGGATTACGGACACGTAACGTATCCCCAATCTTCGCCCCTTCCTTGGCGTATGAGTTATCGTAGCTTCTATCGATGGTTCCCAGGAACGAGAGCTTTTCATGCGCAATGCGCAAACTCTCCCTGGCCACCATATCGATAGTGGTTAATGTATTAGCCATGATTTACCTCGAAGGAAAAAAGCAGCTATCGAGCTGCAATTTGTTTCCTCCGCAACTTGTCGAACTCGGCGTCGGACAACTTTGGATCGTCTATTCGTCCCTTTACACCGGGGTCGCTGCCCTCTAATTTCTTGGGCGGCGGAGGGGCCTTGCTGACAATCTTTGGCTTCGATTTCTGGCTGGATAAGCGATTGGAGATACGACCCAACTCAGCCGAAGCCATCCTTTCGGACAGCCCGCTGATTCGGGTTGCTACGTCTGGATTCTTGCCCAGGTAGTAAGCCAGTTCCGGCCCGTCCTCAAAATCCATCACTATTGATGCGACTTGATCTGAGATCGGGGCGTAGTTGGCTACGCTCTCGTAATCGTCTACCGTCTGTGAAAACTTGGCGGCGCGAGCCTCGAACGTCTGCCTATTGACTAAAGCCTGTTGCTCTTGGTGCCACTTGGACGCTACGCCTTCGGCGGCCTTCTCGGCGCGCTTCTCGGCAATCCCGAACAAGTGATCTCGGTACTGGGCTTCGTCATAGTTGAAATCCGCAAGCGACTTCGGTACTTCTGGCTGTTCCGGTTCCTTAGCTGGCTCCGGTTGAGCCTGTTGCCGTTGGGCAAAGTCTCGCCATTGGTCCCTGTCTCGCTCTGCATCGCGTCTAAGCCTTGTCAGCTCATCGATTCGGGCCTGAACGCCCTTACTTGTGGCCGTCTCAGGTGTATCGTCAGAATCGGTGACGGCGGGGGATGAATCCGCTTCGTTTCCTTCGTCAGCTACCTCGGCGTCCGCCTCGGCTACGTCAGATTGGCTTACGTCTGCATCGTCTTCGGGCACATCTTCGCCCTCGCCTTGCGGCGCTAGTTCGTCAGTCATGGTTTTCCTCGCCCTGTGAGAATCCACAGGTAGACGCCTCGATAACCCTCGAGTGGGGGTCTAACCTGCACGCATATACAGTGTTAGGGCCGCGTGAGATGCCGTCTGAGACGACTTCTCGTTAATTAGGTACTAGGGTGGCACCCCCAATCAGGGGCGCTCAGAGAGCCTTATATGCTCGTGTCGAATACGACCTCTTTGCACTCGTATTCGATCGGGAGATAAGGGAATTGGCTTCTCATTGACTGAACCATCAGCGGGATGGCCGTTTTGCAGTCACTCAAAGTGTTAAACGTCCGTATTCCAGACAGAACGCCGGAAGGCCCATGGCCGCCATTCCACAAGACATAGAACAGGATAAAGGTCTTCACTTCCGAACCTCCCAGATGTAACACTTAGCCGTACAAGCGACTTTCACCCAGTCCCCATGCTCGAGATCAGGATAAGCGTCGTACAGCATCTTCCTTTTGCCATCGATCAGGACCCAATGAACCCCACTCATGTAGGTTCCTAGTCCTGTTATGCCCCCCTCGACTATCGTCAATGAGGGAACTCCAGATGTGGCGCCCATTAGTAAGGTAGCTAGTGAGTAAGCAACACCCCAGCAACCCAAACGCCAAGAACGATCAAATAGACGAGTACGAATATCTTGTATGTTCGGTTCATTGGGTGACATTCTCGTACTCAGGGATAGCTACCAACTCGCCGTTCTCTCGCTTGGCTCTGAGCTTCGTCACCTTTGGCGTGGGCGCAAATACTACCTGCGGCTGATTCTTGCCCTGTATCTCGGCAAGGGTTTGTACCGACGCCTGCATGAACTCGGCAACGAGCTTCTGTATCTCAGCCATTGCCTGGTTCAACTCGTTCGACAAGCCCTCTCGGGTCTCCCCCAAGCCTTCGGCTGTCTGATCGGCTTTCTTCAGCGTGAGCTCGGCGAGTTTCTTCGTGATCTCAGCCTCAAAAGCCGTCTTCTTAGCTTCCATATCAGCTAGGGCAACTTGAATCTCGAGCTTGGTCTTCTCGGCAACGTTCTTTTCTTCCTCGACCTCTGCCGCGGCCGCTTGAACTAGCTGGCCCTGCTCTTGGACTTGCTGCATAGCCATTTCGGCCTGTTGCATCATCTGTTGCACTTCAGGCGGTATTTCAGAATCCGAGTTGATTAACTGCTGAATCTGCGGCGGCAGGATAGCTTGCCACCGTTCTGCGATATCCTCGGCGTAGGGGAAATCGAGCGACTTGAATACCAGGTCTCCAGCGACTTGCATCAACTCAGGATTCTGCCCCGCAATCTGGCCGTAAACCTCGGCCGCTTCCTGCCTCAACGTGCTGAAGCTCGGACCTGTGGTGATCGTTACGTCGTATTTGCCAGCCGACATATCGTTGATGCGTATAGTGTCCCCGTTCTCGTCCTCAACGAATTGGTTGATCGTCTCGTAACTCTCCGTTCCATCAGAGCCTAGAATTCTAATCTCACGCTCTGCGTCGTATATCTCGGGGATCAGGTCAATGAGGATCTCCCACGTTCGCCTGATACCCTTCGCCATGTTGTCGGGGAAATTGTATGTGACGATCTGAGCCTGACTTTGCTTTCTCGCTAGTGCAATTCCCGACTTCTCGCCCGACTCCTCACCGAATGAGGCTTCGTGCAAGCCCGAGGTATCTCGTATGTCATCAGACGCAATAACCGCTTGTTGCATCAGAGCAACGGGAACGTCGGCCCCTCCCATTCGTTGCGGGGGCGCACCCCCTGTTGCGGGGTCCGGGTTGTACAGCATGAACGGGCGATTCTGATCGTGAGCGGTCGCCCATTGGTTCGTTAAGCCCTCTGCTTGTTCTGGTGTCGCCCACCATTTAGCTCTAGGTGCACCAGCTATCGTCTCGTCTATTGCTGTACGTGAGACGTTGTAGGACCGCTGAGCGTCCTTGGAGAAGCGATGCAGGCCCCACCATAAACTCTTGCCGTCGACTACCTTGTATTCGCCGTGGACTTGAACGTAGCGATGCTGAGAGCCCGCTAGTTCCACAGGCTGCTCTAGCACCGCATCACCAGAGATAATCACTCGCATGATCTTGTGGTACTTGACGAGCCGTGTCCGTTCTGGCTGAACGCCTTGCTCTGCTAAGGCTTGACCCTCATCAGATTCAGAGTCGACCACAATCTGCTTAGAGCCTTCGCCATCAGGTACCGTGAATAACCACAGGTCTTTCTCGGCGGGCTCTTTGTAGTCGTACAGAGCAATACGTACTTGCTCTTCGCTCTTCCAGTCGTCCTCGTCCTCAAAGATAACATCATCGAAGCTAACTGGGTTGGCGTCGGGGTATCTCTCCTCAAAAGACGCCTTGGATATCTTCTCTGTCAGAATCCAGTCATCGGCATCACGCTTGAGAAAGTCCTGGCTGCTCGGATCGGAAAAAAGACAAAACGGGTTCTTGATCGCCCTAACGATTATGTCTTGGTCGAACGCCGAATCACTTGAGTACTCAGTATCGATCTGCCAGGCGGCCATGCCTGCGTCGACTAAGTACTCAGCCGCATGATCCACAACCGTATCGCCATCCGATATGTTCCAGATGTTTCGGATCAGGCCCTCGTAGAGCTCGGCTGTGTTCTTATCGCCCCCTTCAACTGCCCGTACCTTCCCCGCAGGACGATTAGCACGGATCTCGTTGATTACTCTCTTGCCTGCCGGCCTCAGCTTGTTGAACTCATAGCACGGCCTGTCGCCACGGTTCTGAGTCATGTTGTCGTCCCACTGCTCGCCTGGGACGTTAACGAACCTGAGATCCTCTAACGCCAACTCTCGGTTCTCTTGGTCGGCCTCGGACATGACCTTGTAACGATCACGCACACGCCTGATGAGCTTGCGATCGGCCTCAGTCTCTTTCTTTGTTCGCTTAGGCATTAACCGGACCAGCCTTTAAAGCCGCCGTAAGGATCTGGGGTGTGCGCCTGCTCGTTTTTCATCTGGTCGGCCACTACAGCCATATACCTGAAAGCATCTGAGCCGTGCGAGTGCTGGTCATGTAGTGGCGCTCCTGGTTCGTTAGTAGCTTGATTGATCTGGCGCTTGTAGCGTCTCAGACACTCGATCAGCCTTCCCGTCTTATCCTCATCTAAGAAGATGCGAGAGAAAGTCTGCCTGGCCAATTTGATTCCTGCCTCAATGCCAATATCAGGCACGATCTCTACATCCCGGCCTAAAGCCTTCAGTACGTCTTGTGCGCTCTTGCCAGTCTGCGGGTTCTTGTGCTTGCCATCGTGAGGCAGATAGTCCTTGCCCCATCGATAGGGCTTAGACTCCAGCTCCTTCACGTAGCTATCGTAGGTTCGGTGCGAGTCCTCTATGTAGTCAATGACCATCAGGCTACTCGCAACCTTCTGAACCATGATGATCGTCATCTGGTCGTTCCAGCCGAGATCCCATACACAGTGAGTCAGTAACTCAGGGTCGTGAGGCATGGGTCTAATGCGTTTCTTCTCAATCGCCAGGGCTACTTCCTTAGCGTAGATTGCGCCTTCAACCGCTGATCGGCAATTACCTTCCCACACGTTATCGTAAGCTTCGGGATCTCTCGCCTTAAGGGCTAGCCGCTCTTGCTCAAGCACTTCAGGAAACCACGGATTGTCCGTGTAGTTCAGCTTGAGCAGTACCGCGTTCTCTGGGGTATGAACAACGAACCTTTGATATGTCTCGTCTGTATCCAGTTCAGGATTAAACGTGACCCATATCTCAGATCCTTCCTTCCGAATCGTCGGGATAAGGATTTCCCACGACTTCCTTGATACGACCTGAGCTTCCTCAACCCAAACAATATCAACGCCCTCGAATGACTTGATCTTCGCAACGTCTTGGGTCCTAAGCCCTGTGAATAAGAACTGCGTCCCGTTCGCCCCAGTGATCTCGTTCTTAGTGACCTCATAGAAGCCCTCGAGCTCTAGCTCACCAATCTGGTCCCTTAACAGTTGATGAACCGAGTCGGCAATCGTGTTCTGTATCTCTCGAGTACAGAGAATCCTTAGCGGCCCGTTCGCCCCCTTGATAAGCAACATCCTCGCAACGGACCAGGACTTCGTTGAGCCCCGGCCTCCGTAGAGGATCTTGTATCGTCTGGGTTCAGTTAATGGTCGGAGTTTCGGCGGGAAGCTCGCTCTTGTCGTCTGCCTTGCTGCCGTCAAAATCAACCTCTATATTGCGATGCTCTATCGAGCCTGAATGCACTGTGTCTACAGGGATCAGGCGAGCGTAGAGCTTGAAAAACTCGGTCGGATGCTCTGCGCCCCATTCAGTCAGCTTCTCAATGCCGCCCATGCCCTGAAACGCTAGATTGAATGCTTGCTTAGCGGTTGCAGTGAACTTGTTTGACGTTCCCTTTGGTCTGCTCATATAAATTCGCTTAGTTTATTTCCTAACCCTTTGTTACGCCAAGCATTATTTCTTCCGCTCGTGCCCCTTTCGGGGCTTGTAGTTCTTGCTCTTGCCTTTGTGCGGCATCAGGTCATCCCGTATAGGTTAGTAATAGTCCATTCCTTGGTTTCTCGGTGCTGGGTTGCCAGATCATGGTCGGCGGCTACAGTGAGTTGCAATCGCTCTGTCTTGCTCGCGTTGTTCTGAATAGCGTTGTGAGTCGCTGTGATCGCTATGCTTATATTCGATGCCGCTGATACAGTCGTCCAGCCAGCTAACTCAGTCCGAGTAGAAAGATTATCAATTCGATAGCGGACATTCGTTGGTGTTGCAGCCGCGGCCGTCGATCTCAGGCGGAAGTATGCTGTAGCTATGAATGCCGATCCTTCGTTCCATCGTGATTTCGGTATCTGGATCGATACTTGGTCAGATTGTGCCATTCAGCACCATCATCGTCGCTAGCATCGTGAATTCCTCTTCCTCATTGGCTCTCGCCATTTCTCGATCTAAAGCCTCAAGCGCCGATCGGTTGCCCTGGGTAGCAGCCCTTGCGTAAGCCTTAGAAACCCGCTCACCCATTAACCGCTTTGCGGTAGACGCTTGGTACTGCCGCGAGAAATCTAGGAGCCTGTCTAGCTCCTGATCTCTGGATTGCTCGGCCTCTCGCTCCCTAAGTAACCTGGCTATCTCTCGGTCAGTCTCGTTAGCGATTAACTCGGCTTTTTCTTCCCGCTTGATTTGATCTAAGTGCTCGCGTCGCCGACGCTGTAACTCAGCTTCGTAATCGCTTCGGAATCCCCAATCGCCACTAGGCACCATCCCAAGGCTAGCCTTCTCGCCTCGAGATAATAGGCGAAGGCAACGACCAACTATCGGCCCATTGCTGGTGACTCTCTGGACTCCACACTCGAGGTTCGGGCAAGATCGCCTCAACCGCCTCGTTTATGACATCCATCTCTTGCCGATTAACCACGGCGTCGGCATAGAACAGCTCAGCCTCGGTCGGCGGAGGCGGAGGCGGCTCTACTGGAATCTGGGGCTGATAAGGACTCTCTAGCCCCTCAATGTACGTCTGTGCTCTGTCAAGTATTGACGGCTCATAAATTAGAGCTGCGTCAGCCTCTATTGGTATTTCAACCGGAGGCTGTACCGGGATCGGAGTCGGCGTCTCTACAGTAGGCTCTACTACTCGATCTCGAGCAGGGCCGAAAAAGTATCTCCGGCCAGGAATGCCCTCTTTCGCCGGCGCTACTTCTACGCCGATAAATAAGTCAGGCGCAAATAGATCCGGCGCGAATAAGTCGGCTGCTAACAGAGCCATTAGTAGCCTACATTTCTATTGTTGTCTGCTGCTCCAGCAGCGAGGTCATTGTCGATCAATGTCTTCATGTTGGAATCGACCTTGTTCGCTACGGTGAACGTTAACGAATCGGTCTTCGCCTTGATTGCGTCGACTACCGTATCAAGCGTGTCGATCAGCGTTTTAAGCGCGCCAAGCCCGTCGGTCCCATTGCTCAGATCCGTATTCACGGCATCTACAAGAGTTTTCAGTGCCCCAAGGCCATCCGTGCCGTTTGAGAGATCGGTTTGTATCCCATCTACAACCGTATCGATCGCCACAAGCCCGGCTGCACCATTGGCAATTGCGTAGGTGTCCCCAGTCTGGGCGGTATGAGCGTTAAGGGTATTTACCTTAGTCAGATCGCCGTCACTCTCAATGCCAAGAACGTCGAAATTAGTAGGCAGAGTAACCGTGCCCTGGTAATCGTTCTCGAAGATGATCGTTGAATCCGTCGAAAGCGTAGTCGGGAGTGCGTAAGCAAGCACCATTACCTTAGTCGTGCCGTTGTACGTCGTTCCGTGAGGTGCTGCAGCGGCATGTCCTGTCTGTCCTATGCCTGTACCGGCCACAACAAAGAATTTCTTACCGTCGTACTCACCATCGACTGCGCTGCCTCCCGTAAGGGTGACTTGTGTGGCGCTTGCGGCCGACATCGCCAGAATGCCGTCCGAGTGATACTTGAATCGTGAGGCAGACCGATTCTCTATCGAGAAGTGCGCCAGTACTGCGTTGACCGTCTCGCCGTCAATCGTCGCGGCACTGAGGACTACTGCGTAATCCTTGCCTGCTTCGTACTGTGAGTCTGTCGTTACAACCGCACATAGATGTACGCCGGTCAGTGAGTCAAAATCTTCGGTATCTGTGACTCCGGTTGTGAACTGTGTAGTCCCCCCCTCCTCGTAGACAGAAACCGTGCCATTAGTTGCGCGGGTAATACTCGCCCCGGCAGCATTAAACGAATTCCAGTAGAACCGAACAGTGTCGTCCTTGATGAAATCGCCTAAATAGGGTGCTGACATTAAACCTTCCCGTGTAGCTTAGATGCTCGCCAGAGTTTCGTTCCGCCTGCCACTGCCGTAGCAATTGAAATAGTTACCGCCACCCAAGCCTGCGCCGCGGCGTCGGCAAAGGCTGCTGGGTTCTCAGACGTAACTGTTGCGACCTTTCTGGCCCAGCCGTTAGAGGTTGGGCCGCCTGTTGTAGAGGCATCAGAACCATTGTTTCCGTATCCGCTGATCGCGGTAGTCCATGTGCTATCAGCCGAGTCCTGCCCCGCATAGGCAATGAGTCCGTATGAGGCATTTCCTCCGGACGGCGTGTGGTTCGGGCAATCTGGCGTTGAGCTATCCCCGGTAGTGGCCGTCGCTTCTACCGCCGCGCCATCCGTCCACGACCACATCTTTGCAGTAAACTGCTGATTGGGAGTGGTAACAGATAGGTTGCCGGTCTCCGTGCCGTCTGCGGTTATGCTGTAAACCGTAACAGTATTTGATGGGCCTGCTGTAGTGTCAGCTACCGCCCAGCCAGAAGGTGTGGTTGGCGCGGACGTGCCGTCAATACTACAGGCCAGCACCAAAATACTGCCATTGGTAATAGTCGCAGGATACGGGACGGCGTGCGAAGTGCCGTCTCCCGAAGACTCATACTGTGATTCTGATTCAACCGCGACAGCCATTAGACTGCCCCGATATTAGGACTTGTGGAGTACCGAAGGTTTACCGAGTCTCCGCTACTCCAACTCGTTGCTGAGGCTAGAGTGAACGTCTTGGTCGTCTGATTCAGTGCTGTGTACCCTACGTTTGTCCCGTTTAGATTGATCGTGTACTGGCCCGCATCCGGCCCATCAGCGGGCGTAGGAAAACTATGCGGCACTTGGAACCACGTTGAGTCATTCACTATCAGTTGGTCAGAGCTACTACCCGACCCGTTTGCTGTAGTAAGATCAGCGCCACCGTTAAGCGCCGCGCCCGTAGGCACAAAGCGCGTATACACATTAGAGAAGTCCGTCCCGGATACAGCCGGTGCCGACAACAGTGAATTTGCATTTATATTGCCAGAGAAGTTGGCCGGATAAGCGGCCTCGGCGGCGGCAATCGACATAGTGCCTAGATTAGAAATGTCCCCGTCAAACTTAATCAGGTCACAGCCGGTTGGGAGTACGCAGTTCTTGATTTCAAGGTGGTCTTCCCAGTTCCCGCCGTTGTTATCCCACTTGAACCTCAGGAAGAACGTCCCGCCAAAGCTCTCGACAAGTACGTTGTAAATCTTGACGTCCTGCATGTACACAGACGTCTCGGGATCGGTGAACAGGTTCCGTCCGTTTCCGGTGTCTCGGAACTCGATAAACCCCTTACTACTTGAGGCGTTGCTTACGTCATAGCCCGTGACATGGGCGACCCGCATGCCTCTCCCTTGATGAGAGTGGCTCGAAACATCGGCCTTGATCGTCTTGCCGGCCGTGTCAAAGAAGAACGAGCGAGTGAGGGCGTTGTTTATGCCCTCTAACTTCATCCCGATGTTTAGGGTAGCCGTCCGATCTGCACTCTGTCCGGTCGTCCGGAAAATGCAGTCGTCCGTCACGAAGTATTGGGACTCTCGGGTAACAATAGTGCCTGGACGGTTCCCGCAACCGGCCTCGTACCCTGAGACCGCAGACCAGTCTCCGTCGTACATCATATGACGGCAAATTCCCGTACCTTCTACAATGTGGCCTGCCGAGTGCCCGGACTTCTCGATGTGGAGTCCGTCGTCTGGACCTTCGATAAGCAAAGCGTCTGCTACCGATGCGTCTGTCAGATCGGTCCCATTCGTGGGATCAAACTTCAGAAGGTCGCCGGCGTCGGAGTCAGCGTCCCACCACGAGTTCCCCTGTTGGTCGGACTTCGGCCGAAGGGTTATGTGATCTCCGAAGTTATCGTAGCCGTCCCAGCCTTCGGTTTTAGTGCTGGTTATCTCAAGAACGCAGTTTGAGGCCCCTTCAAAGTCACAGACCTTCTTTACGGTCTCGCCGGTCACCCCACCGGATTTAACAGCCGTTCCCCCGCCCGATACGATAACGTCGTGCGTGCTGGCCCGAACAAAATCGACCCACTGTTTCCCGCCCCACTTAAAGGCGAAGCCGTCTGTGGAGTCGACATCAAACGTAACATCCCCATTGTGGGGCTGATGTATGACCCTATGGGTCGTATCGTCCCCTGAGTTAGAGGGGGACAGCACAAAGGAATACGTCCCAGTAGCCCACTTTACGGCAACATCGCCCCCAGCCACGGGCTGGACGGTCGGCGCGAAAGTCTCCGCCTTTGCGGCGTTAGCTTCTGTAGTTCCGTCCCCGGCCCCTGCCGCGGCCACTGCGACCCAATGGGTCTGTGCCGTCGGGGTAGTGCCTACGTCGGTTATCAGGACGCTATGGGTGCTCTGACCGCCCTCGGAGGCCCCGGTAAAGGTCCCGATGGTAATGGTCTCTACTTGGTTGGCGGTCTGGGGACTAGGGTTGTAGGTGATCGTCTTATCCGCTACATCGGCATCTGCCCACGTAACTACATCACTTACCGCATCACCGCCGTTAGCGTCTAACACGCCGAAGGTATCGGGACACGAGGCGGTACAAGTAGCCACCCCCACGCTTCCGTCTACTCGTTCGATCGTTATGGCCGTTGAGCCGTCAGTATCGTCCATCGGCGTAGACGATGTTTTGAATTGAATCAAGCCCGCAGATCCTGCTACCGCCCCTACGAGCCCAACGCTCTTGTTCCCTGGCCGAATAAATACGTCATACGCATACGACGCCGAATCGAGAAATACTGGGGTTTCTGGCTCGCCATTAGCCGTAGCGCCGGCAGTTTTTACGTAGGACCGGAGTTCGTCGCCCTCGGTAACCAGAACGCCCCACGCCCAGACGCCGTTCCCATTTGAACCGTTAACCTCCGGGGCGATAACGAATCGATGCCCGGCAGTCGAAGCCGTAGTAAACCGGAACGCCACGCGCCACCAGCCGCTGTTCGCTCCTAACGCGGGGTAATCATTAACGGCGTCAACGAAGGTAATCTGTGTAGGAGAACCTGTCTGCGCGCCCTTTGACGGAACCCCTGACGACCAGTTAACGCTAAGCGTACAAAGCTCTGAGCCGTCTGTCGTATCCCATACGGTCAGCTTAGACCGTACCGCGTCGTCGTTCTTCAGATAGAGGCTTTTTACATGCGCAACACTGGTATTGTAATTAACGCTCGACGTGGCCACGCCATCACCGGCAGCGGCCGACTGCTCGAGCTTATCGGCGGTTGTTGTCCCATCCGGCGCAGAAGTATCGTTCGCCGTGTAGGTGACGCCGTTCCCCCAATTGTTAGCCCACGGGGAAGCGGCTAGATCCTCGCTCTCTGTTAGGAGGTTAGTCGCCCTATCTGGACCGTAGACCTTGTAGTACGCCGTTATGGCGTCCCCCTCGGTCTTCTCTCCTGAGTCCGTCCACGTAGAGTCTAGCCACGAGGGCAAGGTTTGCGCATTGGGCCACCAAACGGATACTTGACACGCCTGGTTAGCGGTGAAAGATACCCCGCCCCCAGTAGCGCTAGTCGCAATCTGTAGGTGGTCTTTAAAAGATGCGTGGATCCCCCCGCCCCCCCACGGATCTCCGTTACTATAACGCTTGTTCTCAGGGGTTGGATCACCCTCTGCGTCGGTCGCTGCCGTCGCACGAGTTACGGTAGTCCCGTTAGTTGGGTTGCTGATTTCCAGCGCAGATGTTACAAGTCCACCTAAATGCATAGTCCTAAACAGTTACCGGCGAAGTAATCAGTAGTCCTCGGGGAGATTGGAAAGGTCTACAGGGGCAAAGGTCACCCCAAATCCATCCGGATCGAACCCGGCATCTGTCCATGATCGCCACCGAAAAAGCTCACTCGGCTTCGGAGGGTCAAAGTCAAGCTCAACGATTTCGGGGACTGAGCCCCAATCCATCAAAAGTGATCCCCCACAAAAAAACCGCCTCGGATGGACGGCTAGAAATAGTGGGCATATAAATCCACTATCGACACTGTTCTTATACACGGTACTGTATAAATTGTCAACCTTTTATTTCAAGGTAGTATGACCAGAAGCAATTCTTCCCAGATTTCAACAAGTCGCGAACGTATCCGTGGGTCATTCGGAGCTCTGAAGCGATCTCTGCCGGCCCTCTCCGCGCCAAGTAATACTTCTTTATGACCTTGAGCCAGATCCGGTTCTGGGCCTTAACCATAGCCAGAGCCTTCTCTGCGCGCTCGATCCGGGGCGTCATCTCGGCGCTATCATGGGCCTGGTCTAGCTTCTCCCTCATGTACCCCTCAAGCCCGGAGTTACCAAAACCGCCCATAGGCTCCCTGGCCCATGCCGCCCATTCCTCTAGGAGTTGATGTGCTTCGTCGTCGGCAACGTCGAGGCTAGCATCGGCCCATTGCCTGCTCATACCGTTACGAGTGCCCGACTGCCGGCAAGTTTTGGGGGCCAGTGACCAGTTGCCTTCTCTGAGTAACGCCAACGCCTTTTATTCGAGTCCCATTCAGAATGGCCCGCAACGAGATAAACAGTCCCGTCTTCCTCCACGCTGAACACAAGACCGGCGTCGGTTGTGATCTTTTGCCCAACCCCGTCATAGACGGGCGCATAGATCCTGTGAGTCATCTCGCGGCGGCTGTCAAGAGCACTCCTGTAGGTGAGTGTTTTCAATTTCTCAGACTCGGACAAGCCGCGATTCATCGCAGCTTCCAATCAATCGGCCACTCACGCTCTGCCGGCTGGAGTAGAAATTGGTTCCACAACGAAATCAGCTTGTCAGCCCTCATCTGGGCAATCGTCGTGAACGACCTCGGCCCCTTCCTTTGGAACGCGGAGGGCCGGCCTATCTGAGATTTCTTCGGGGCATCTAGCGGCATGTTGCCGTTTAAGATCCGATGCCATAGTGCTTTAACTGAAAGCGGCGAGCGAAATCGAGCCCGTAGGTCGAGCAAAGTAAGGATTTCATCTGGCCCGCCCTCATATTTGCCGCCAAAGTTGTCGTGATACCGGACGATGTTTGTCGTCCCTTTGACCGCGACCTGATAACAGAATCCGTCCTCTCGGCCCGCTGGTGTCCATTTGATTTCTGTCACAGTCAACTCTCCTAATCCCAAGGTATGACGGGAATGTACCCAATCTCGCCGGCGTCTCGTTGCGCCATAATTCGTACCGTTTCCGTTCGGTAGTAAGCGGCCATTTCCCTTTTGTCGTCTCGCGTATATTTCATTACTGCGTGCTTGCGTAACTTCAAGGCGGCGTAACAACCCTCCCCAAGTAAAGACTTAAAGAACTTGTAATGGGCCTCGTGGTCTGTTCCTAAAGCATCGTGACAAGTCCCACACAAGGCCGTAAGGTTGTCTGGATACCATCGTGTTGAGTTCCCGGAGCCTCGCTTGTAGTAGTGGCTGCACTGAAAGTTTTTGCTCCAGCTTCCATTGGCCTGTCGCTCAAAGGGCCTAAAGCACTTAGCGCACATCGCCCACGAAGCCCTAACAGCGTCGGAGATGGCCTTATCCAAAAAGTCGCGCTTCAAGTAACCCTTCGATCAAGGCCTACGTTTGCCTTGTTCGCCGATCGCCAGCCGTCGAACTTCATATCCGCGAGCTCCATCTTTCCCTTGAGTTCGCGGTGGGCCAGGACAGCGTCTAAGTATTCCTCATGCGCGGTTTCTACCACCGTGTTGTTTTCTGCCTCGGCATGTCTCCCGGCGGCGGATGACTGTTCAGACAGCAAGGCGTGAACTCCGAGTCGCTTCTCGTAGTATTTTTTCGTTCGTAGAACCTCAACGAAAAGCCTCGCTTCCTCGCCGTTGTGATTTTTTCGGAAGTCGAAAGCCGCCTCCGCATTCTCTCGTGTGAATTCTTCAGCCATAATTGTACGGTCCTTTCGGTTCTGACACTGGATTGCGGGCAAACTTGGTTTTGTATTCGTCATGCAGCCGCAGAGCAACGGCGCGGTTCATGTGCTTACTTAGTTTCAATGTTGCCCTCCATCTGCGCTTGCGGTTCTTCTCCCGCTGCCCTCGTAATCGGTACGCCTCGCATCACGCTTTGTTGCGCCCGATCTTCCGCTTGCCTCCGCATCCCCACGATCGACTCCCACTCGTCGTCGAATTCCTCGTCCGTTGAATGTCCCGAGAGTGAACGCGTATCGCTTGGCTTCATCCCAATCGCCCTTGGGCTCAGTTCGCTCGACACATCCAAAATAGGACTCGCCGTGCATCTGCTCGAACCTCTCGCCCCACGTATATTTTTTGTGAGGGACGCGCATTGATGAGCCACCCAACCTGTGGATATCGACCACCAAGTGCAGCTTGAGACATTCATTCAAATTCACCCCGATACACGGTCTAAGAATTGGTTATCGGATTCACCCACTCGCTTAGTGAGCCCTTCCCGCTGTGCCTGCTGCATGGTCAAGCGCTTTTTCTTAACCTCTGGCGGGTTCCACGGATTCGAGAAGTGCAACTCAGGTCCGCAGAACGTCGCGGCCTGCATCACGATCTCGGTATGTTCCTTGCCAGTCAGCCGTACCC